GCTGTATCAACTCGTTATAAAGTTAATGACATTATTAAGTATGGTGGAACACTTTATGTTTGTAACACCGGACATACTTCAAATGCTACAGCCGCAAACGGCCTTGAAGCAGATCAATCAAAATGGGATTATCTAAACAAAGGGTTTGATTACTTAGGTGAATGGACTAATGTAACACGCTATAAAGTTAATGACGTTGTTATGTTTGGTGCTACACTTTATATTTGTACAACTCATCATACATCAGTTGCTACAAATCCAGATTCACAATTAGGTACACTACAAGCTGATATTGCAAATTGGGAAATTTTTGTTCCAGGACTAGAATTTGAAAACACTTGGAATCCATATGAAAGATATCAACCAGGTGACTTTGTAACTTACGGTGGTAACCAATATGTTGCTAACGATAATGTTTACGCAGAAAATCCAGCATCAAGCAGTAAGTACGATCTTGTAACTTCAGGATTTAATAATAGAGGCGACTGGGGAGAAGATTCATCTAACCAAGATTATAGAATTGGTGACGTTGTTAGACTAGGTGGTTATACTTACCTAGCTATTGCTGACAACCAAGCACAACGCCCACCAAACTCTACTTATTGGTCAAGACTTAACCAAGGTATTGAATGGAAAAACGGGTGGACAACTGCTACATTATATGATGCAGGTGACACAGTACGTGAAGGCTTAATAAGTTACATTTGTATTCTAGCACACACATCAAGCGGTTCAAATAAACCATCTGCAGATGATGGTACATATTGGAACACACTAGCAAGTGGTGCTGAAGAATCAGCAATTACTACTGAAGGTGATATACTTTATCGTTCAGGATCAGGACCTGCAAGATTACCAATTGGCTCAGAAGGTCAAGTACTAAGTGTAAGTGCAAGTGGAATACCTGAATGGAAAGACTTTGGATTAACACCAGATGTTTACTATGTTGCAACTAATGGTGCAAGCGAAAAATTCCCAACAGCTGGCGCAACACTTGATCGTCCTTGGAAATCAATTCGTTACGCTTGTGAGGCAATTGAAAACGGACCTAAAAATCCAAATGCGGCATCACTGTTAGAAGAAAACAGAATGTTTATAGCATATGAAACTGCTAAATGGGCTAAGAGACAAATCATTACACAGACATCACCATTCTTTATTGGTTTTGCTTTTGATGAAGCTAAGTTCCAAAGACTAGCAGGTTTTGCTCTAGACGGTATTGTATTAGATCTTAAAAAAGGTGGAAATGTACATACTGTTAGAGTTGCACAAGCAATGAAAGACAATGTAAGTCCAGATTACTTTACAACAGGTTCGGAAGCACAAAACGTTGCGGCACTTAACTTTGTAATCGATCTAGTAGAAGATGTACTAGACAGTGCTACTCCAGCGGCAGACTATCAAGATTTAGATAGTGTTGCATCAGGTGATAGATACTTACAAATCAAAGACGCTACAAGAGTTGAAGAACCAGGTGCATTAGCAGAATTAACAGCAAGTATGGCTATTATTACATCAGCTGTTTCACTAGGTGCAGGTTATACAGTTCCTACAGCAAAGAAAACACACAAAGTTATCTATGTTAAAACAGGAACATATACCGAAGTACTACCTATTAGAGTTCCGGAACTAACAGCTATTGTTGGTGACGAATTACGTAGTACAAGAGTTGAACCAGCAGGTCAACAAACACAGTCAAGTGATACAACATATTCACTAGCTGGTATTTTACATATGAAATCAATACTTGATGACATAATTGAAGGTACAAGTATTACAAGACAAACTGGTAACACACTTACACAGAATGTTAGTAAGCCTTGGAGTACTTCAGCTTCGTCTACATATGTAACAAACTTAGCACAAGAACTATATGATCAAGTTGATTATCAAGTTAACGGAGCATCAGGCGATAGTACTGCACCAACATTTAGAGGTGTAAATGCAAGAGTAGATGACCAAGATAAGTTTGCGGCGGCTAGAATATTACACTTAAACAAAGCGTTTATCGGACGTGATGTTACAAAATACATTAATGTAAACTATCCTTCATACACATTTAACGAAGCAAAATGTGAAAGAGATGTAGGTTATTATGTAGATGCTTTCATTTATGACTTAATTCACGGAACAGGTGAAGGAAGTAACTATGCAACATTAATGATGGGTCTATACTATGGTAATGGTGTAAACGGATCTGCAACAGAGAATATGTACTTACTAAGAGATGGTACAGGTATTAGAAACCAAACACTAGGTGGATTAACAGGAACATTAGGAAGTGCAAACGCTTACGGAACTAAACGTCCATCAGCAGGAGCATATTGTTCACTAGATCCAGGATGGGGACCAGATGACGATCGTGTATGGATTACATCACGTTCACCATATGTACAAGGTGTAACAAACTTTGGTACAGCATGTATTGGACTAAAAGTAGACGGATCAATACACAACGGTGGTAACGATTCGATTGTTGCTAACGACTTTACACAAATCTTAAGTGATGGTATTGGTGCATGGGTAACTAACTTAGGTAGAGCAGAACTTGTTTCAGTATTCTCATACTATGCTCATATTGGATACCTTGCAGAAAACGGCGGTAAGATACGTGGTACTAATGGTAACTGTTCATACGGTGACAAAGGTGCAGTATCAGAATTTATTGACGTTACTGAGATTCCAACAACCGGTGGTGTAAACAACAGAAAACTTGAAGCACAAATTGGTAGAGCATTAACAGACGGAAGTCAAATTATTCACTTTGAATATACTAACGCTGGTAACAACTATACAAGTGCAACATATACAATTAGTGGAGACGGCTATGGTGCTGTAGTTGCTAACGCAAACGTTGTTAATAACGGATTGTTTGAAGTTAGATTACGTAACCCAGATGACGGATCTAGTTATAACGAAAAAGATACTAACAGTGACGGACTGTTTAATGACGCTGATTCAATTGGTGGTAGAGGTTACTCAAGCAGTGAAAATACTGCACAGGGTGGTAACACAACTTCTATTACATTATCAAACACTGAAACAGCTAACAGTACAAAATACATTGGTATGAGAGTTGTAATTACAGCAGGTACAGGTGCAGGACAGTATGGATTTATTAGTGCATACAATCCAGGTACTAAAGTTGCAAGTATTGCAAAAGAAAGTGATAACGCGGCAGGATGGGAAACATGGCATCCAACTAACGGTATCGCGGCAACACTTGATGCTACATCAGCATACAGTATTGAGCCAAGAATCCAAGTTATTGGCGGTGGCGGATCAGGGGCACAAGTTAGAGCTGGTGTAACTACTGGAAGAATTACACAATTCTACATTGTTAATCCAGGTAGCGGTTATACAAGTACTCCAACACTAACAATTACAGACCCAAGCGAAACTACTGAAGTTCCGTGGCAGTGTAGAATTGGTAGCGGTGTACTAACACAGCCTACATGGACATCAAGAGGTATAGACTTTGAAACAGCTGGTGGAACAGTAAGCGGCGATGGATATGCTGACTTGTATCAATCAGCACAGTTTATGAATGTTTACGGAATGAGTGACGTTCCAACTGAAGGTGCAAACTTACAACTCGATGGCGACGATAGATTCTTTAAAATTGTGTTTGTTAGAGAATTGTTAGGTAGTGCAGGTAACTATACTGCTAACTTACAAATATCACCAGACTTAGGAGTTGAAACTGCTCCAGAGCATGGTACTAACATTACAATAAGAAAGAGATTTAGTCAAGTAAGATTAACAGGACACGACTTCCTAGATATTGGTACAGGTAACTTTGCAAGTACTAACTACCCAGGAACACCGTCTGTTGCTAACGATCCGAACGATGAAGTTCAAGAATCAGGCGGAGGTAGAATATTCTACACAAGTACTGACCAAGATGGTAACTTTAGAGTTGGTAGATTGTTCAACGTTGAACAGTCAACAGGATCTGCGAGCTTGAATACAAGTGCATTTAGTTTAGCAGGACTACAAGAATTGTCACTAGGTGCAGTTGGCTTAGGACAAGGCGGCGCTGTTATTAATGAATTTAGTACAGATGGTACATTTAGTGCTAATTCAGATAACGTTGTTCCGACACAAAGGGCAATTATTACATATATCAATTCACAGATTGGTGGAGGTAGTAGCTCTCTGAACGTTAACGCAGTTACAGCAGGTAAAATAAATATTACTGGTAATACAATAGGTACTACTGATAATAGTCCAATTACCGTAACTACGGGAATGAACTTTAACGGCGGTGTAAGTGGAAGTCCAGTTGCATTTGCTTACTTTTTAACAAGTAAAACATAATGGCTAAATACTAACATAGGAGTAATAAAATGGCATCAGGAATATTAGGATCAAGTGATCTTTCAGCAAATACAAATACTACGATCTATACAGTACCAGCTGATACATATAGTGTTATTACTGTGAACTTTTGTAATAGAGGTACAAACACAGCAAACATTAGATTATCAACAAGTACTGGAGATACACCAGGAGCGGCAGAATACTTAGAGTATGATGTATCCGTTGGTCCAAATGGCGTACTTGAGAGAACAGGTATTGTAATTGACGCAACTAAAAAAGTTGTGGTAAGATCATCTCAAGCATCTGTAACCTCAATGGTTATGGGTATTGAAACAGCCGTACCGGCGGCATAACATAAGGATAGGATAAAGCAATGGGAAGAAGATTATCAGTAGGTTCACCAGGTTTAACTGTCCCTTTTGGAACTACGGCACAAAGAACAACAGACGCAGGAGCTGGCGCACTAAGGTTTAATACTGAGTTAACAAACTTAGAATTATACAATGGTACAGCTTGGTTACCAGTTGGTGTTCTTAATGGCGTGACAGTAACAACAACATTTTCGGCACAATCAGGACAACAGTTGTTCTGTGACACTAACGGTGGCGGCTTTACAGTTACTTTACCAGGCAGTCCAGCAACAGGTGATATCATAAGATTCTTCGACTTAAGAAAAACTTTTGATTCCAATGCTTTGACAATTGGTAGAAACGGTAAGCTAATCCAAGGTGATAGTGCAGATTTAACTGTTAGTACAGAAGGCGCGGCATTTGATATTGTTTATTCGGGCGATAGCTACGGATGGCGTATCTTTACTGTATAAGAATTATTAAGGAAACGTAAATGGCATCATACGCAAGTTATAAAAAGGTTACGTCAGAAGGTATACCAGATGGATCTATTACTAGATCTAAACTGCAACCAGGAGCTGGCGCTTGTCGTAGAACACAATGGGTGTTCAACGAACGCGGTATGCAATGCCATATGTGTGCTAGACATAGTGGCTGTTGTCAACAGGCAAATGGTAGATGTTGTTACTGGTGTGTACCAGACAATGTTTACAAAGTAACATTTGAAATCTGGGGCGGCGGAGGTGGCGGCCCAGGACATACATGTTGTAATTGTTGTTCATTTGCAATTGGTGGCGCAGGCGGAAACTATGCAATTAAAACAATCAACACTAATCCAGGATGTCAATATAGTGTTTGTGCTGGCGGTAGTTGGCCATGTGGTAAATCACATACATGTTCAGCAGGCATGGGATGTAAATCTTATGTTAATGGTCATAATCTAAGTAACTTTTGTGTTACTGGTGCTTGTGGCGGTTGGATGTGTAATGGAGATGCATGGGGTCAAAGACATGCTGTAACAAACTGTGCTAACTGTTTGATTTGTGGAATTTTTGGACACGACTTTGGAATGATGGGCGGTATGGGTATTAAAGCAGGTACAACAACTTGTAGATGTCACGGACAAACAGGTTGGACAGGAGCGGCCGCAGGTATTGGAACTTACGGTGGTACAACTACTAACGAAGCATGGTGTGCTTGTGGATGTCATATTGTTTGGCCAGCAGGTGGCGGCGTTCCAGGAACATCTAGTTACTGTGGTAACTGGGCAAAATGTTGTGCAGGTGGTTCAGGTCAAGGTGGATCTGGCATAGTAAAAATAACGTTTGTATAAGGAAAGAAAATAATGGCAACATACGCAAGTTATAAAACATTAACAGCAGACAACTTCCAAGACAATAGTATTACGGCGGCTAAACTAGGTGCAGGTGCTGGTAACAAATATTGTGTTTGGTGGGTTTATAATGAACGTGGCATTAAATGTCATGCATGTTCAGATGCTGGCGACTGTTGTGAACAAGCAAATGGTAAGTGTTGTTACTGGACAGTTCCAGCTAACACTTCAAAAGTAGTATTCGAAATTTGGTCAGGTGGAGGCGGTGGCGCAGGCGCTACTTGCTGTAACAACTGTACACACTCAGCAGGTGGATCAGGTGGTAACTATGCAGTAAAAACTATTAGTACGTGTCCAGGTTGTACATATTCAATTTGTGCAGGCGGAACATGGCGTTGTAGTAAATCACATACTTGTGTAGCAGGTATGGGATGTAAAAGTTATGTTAATGGTCACAACCTAAGTAATTTTTGTACAGTAGGTGGATGTCCGGGTTGGATGTGTAACGGTGGTGCATGGGGACCAAACCATACACAAACATGTGCTAACTGTTTAATTTGTGGAATTTTTGGAGCAGACTTTGGAATTATGGGATCAACCGGTGTAACAGGTGGACACGGTGGATGTCAATGTAAATCAGCAGACTGGGGAATGTCAGGATCAGCACCTTTTGTAGGTAAACACAGTGCAGGTGCAAACGCAGAAGCGTGGTGTAACTGTGCATGTTATGTTAACTGGCCTGCAGGTGGCGGACAAACAGGACAGAGTTCATATTGTGGTAACTGGGCAAAATGTTGTGCAGGTGGCAATATGGGTGGTTCAGGCATGGTAAGAATAACATTCGCATAGTAAGGATAAGAAATGGCAACATACGCAAGTTATAAAAAAGTAGCAAATGACAGTATAGTTAACGGAACAATTACATCCGCTGATATCGCACACGGTAATGGTAACAACATGGGCGTACAATGGATTTACAATGAACGTGGCATGCAATGTCATCAGTGTGCTAGACAATCAGGTTGTTGTCAACAAGCAAACGGAAAATGCTGTTACTGGTGTGTACCAGATGGTGTAAGTACAGTAACATTTGAAATTTGGTCGGGCGGCGGCGGAGGCCCAGGACATACATGTTGTAATTGTTGTTCATTTGCAATTGGCGGCGCAGGAGGCAATTACGGGTCTAAGACTATTGCTACATCTCCAGGATGTCAGTACAGTGTATGTGCTGGTGGTGCTTGGCCATGTGGTAAAGCACATACTTGTGGTGCAGGTATGGGTTGTAAGAGTTATGTAAACGGACATAATCTAAGTAATTTTTGTACAGTAGGCGGCTGTGGTGGATGGATGTGTAATGGAGACGCATGGGGTCCAAGACACACTCACTTTGGTTGTGAAAACTGTAATAGATGTGGAATTTTTGGAGCAGATTTTGGAATGATGGGAACAACAGGATGGGAACCAGGACATGGTTACTGTCACTGTGTGTATCAGTATTCAGGATCAGGACAACCTCCATTAATTGGTAAAATGACAGTATCAGTAACTAACGAAGCATGGTGTAACTGCGGTTGTCACATTGAGTGGCCAGCAGGCGGTGGAATGCCAGGCGTTAGTTCATATTGTAATAACTGGGCTAAGTGCTGTGCAGGTGGATCTGGACAAGGTGGCTCAGGCGTTGTTCGAATAACATTCATGTAAATGATAAATAGTTTTAGGAGCTGAATAACATGAGAAAAATTGAAAAAACATTTACTTACCCAATTTGGGACGAGTGGAGAAAAAATAGTTTTGAAAACGGAAGAACCGGCACCTTTACTTATAAAGGCCCTGAGTTTTTAACGTTTGAAATAGGCAATGACCCTGCAGATACAGACAACTACCAAAAAGAATCTGGTTGGTGTCTATGGGAAAAAATGGATTTAGAACGTCCAGCCGGCAAAGACATAACAAGAATAACAGTTGATTGTAAAGAAAACCCTTTACTTTGCGAAATCGGTAATGATGATGGTAAAGAAGAAGGTGTATTACTAAGACGTCAAAGAGAATGGAAAGTTCTTTGGGACGCTCCAGACGGTTATATGGATGTAGAGTACACAGATGAATTAGAACCGCGTGATGTATACGACGAACAAAATATCACATATGATTTTGAAACAGAAACATTTAATATTGGGATCCATGATTGGGAAGCTACAGGTGCAAAAATGGACCTAACATGGCAAGATCTTAGAGATGTTAGAGATTCGGCATTGCACGATACTGACGCTAAAGTTGGACAGACAGACGCTCCTGAAGCTATCCAACAGACTTGGAAAGATTATAGACAAAGACTAAGAGATTTACCAGCTTGGGCACAAGCGGCTGGATATGAGCCGTGGCAAGCAGTTATGATGTTTCCAACTGTACCAAAAGATATGCGTGATCCAGACACATCAGCAGATCCTGCAGATCCGTATAGAGAAGGTGCATTTGCCGTTGACGTAGAAGTTGCCGCTCAAAAGGTTGCAGGTAAAAAATAAATTTAGCATTATAAATTAATAAATTAAGGGCCATTAGGCCCTTTTTTTATGACTACCAGATCAGCGTCATGTAAAGTATCCTACCAATAAATATTTGTACTATACAGGAGAAAACATTGGAACGCAAAAAAGCATATTTTATCAACGGTGGAGCAGGCAGAACAGTTGCAAGTATTCCAGCGTTTGAAAAACTCTACGAAACAGATCAAGACTTTATTATTGTTTGTGAAGGCGGAATGGACTTTTATAAAGGACATCCACAACTACATGAATTAGCATATGATAATTGGCATAAAAACCTATTTAAAGATTACATTAAAGACAGAGATTGTTACTCTCCAGAACCTTATCGGATTTGGGAATATTATAATCAAAAGTGTAGTTTAGCACAAGCATTTGATATTGCAATTAATAACAAAGGTATAAGAGATTTACCTGACCCAACTATACATATGAACAAACATGAGCTTGTACAAGGGTATAAAGTTGTTGAAGAAATTAAAGCAGTTACAGGCAAAGACAAAGTAGTGGTGTTTCAACCATTTGGTCGTACAGCTGAAAACATGGGCGACTTTGTAATTGATGGTACTAGTAGAAGTTTTCATTTAAATGATGTTATACGCATTTGTAAAGACTTACGTGATGATTATGCTGTAATTTTAATGAGCGAATTCCCTGTTGTAGTTGAAGAAAATACTAAAGTTCCTGTAGCAGTTCCACAAATTCCAGATGTAAGAGTTTGGTCAAGCGTTATTCAAATTGCAGATCATTTTATCGGTTGTGATAGTCTAGGACAACATATGGCAAAAGCACTAGGTACAACATGCACAAGTGTTATTGGCAGTACATATCCTATTAATATTTCTTATCCTAATTCTCCTGACTTTGATATTATTGACTTAGGAGAAGGTAAGCGTAAGTTTAGTCCTATTAGACTTACAATGGAAGATTCAATTGAACGATTTAACGATGAAGTTATGGAGTTAGATGATGAAAGTTTTAAAAAAATTATTACAAGTGCTCGCAAGCGTTTGGGGAAACCGAGAAGTTATACCGGAAACTACAAACCGCAACAAGAACAAGGCGAAGTTTGTCCAACCCATGGAGTAGTACATGCAGATGGTGCATCACACGGCAATAAACAACAAGCAAAAATCTTAGGTCATACTGGGCAGTAAAATGAGCGATCCTAACTTTACTTCACCTGATAGTTTTTTAAGTGGTATCACAACTGTAATGGATCCTACTGTAGAAAAAATACAAACACTTGATACATGGGTTGTAGATGATTTATTTTATCCGGGATATAAAAAGTTTTTAAATTTATTTGATACTTCTAGCGAACGACATGTCGACTATGGTAACGGTACTTTGTATTACAAAAAGGATATGTCTTACCCTACAGATATAGATCCAAAAGAAGAGTACTTAGCGTTTATTAAGTTTCAGTTACAAAATTTGCCTATCCGTGTTAAAGATTTTAAAAAAGCATGGGGTGTAAAATATCCACCAGGTGCATATAGCGGATTACATTCGCATCAACCTGGAAAACAACTAACTAGTGTGTTATTTTTAGACACTCCAAAGCCAAGTGTAGAATATCCTTTAGCAGGATGTTTAACTACGCTACAGCCAACAGACAGTGAAATTACTTACTTAACACATAAGCCTATTGAAGGTAAGTTGGTAATCTTAGATGGTAAAGTATGGCACGGATCTTACCCTACACTAGAAGATAGACATGTATTTGTTGTAGACTTTGAATATGAAAGTGTAATATGAACCAATATGTATTTAATATCGGGTTTAATAGATCAGGAACTACATCGTTAACTAATGCATTAAACATCTTAGGAATTCCTAGTATACACTTTTCTGTAGACGGATCTGGATGGCATAAAAACAACAACAAAGAGCTAGAAGTCGTTGCAAATATAAACAAAGAGCAAGGGTTAAATTACTTTCATACACTTGATCATATATATCAAGGTTTTAGTGACTTTAACGGAGAGAAGTACTATAAAGAACTTTATAATCAATATCCTAATAGCAAATTTATACTTACTATACGTGCTCCAGAAGATTGGATTAAAAGTGTAATAACTATGGAAAGATCGCAAGGAAAATTTCAGCGTGATACTAAACAAGAGCATAACACATTTAAGCGTAAAGTAGATCGTTATTTTAAGAAAAAGAACGAAATACGAGATTTTTTTAATGATAAACCAAATACATATTTAGAAATGAACATTTGTGACGGTGACGGTTGGAAAGTGCTTTGTAATTTTTTAGGCAGAGACATTCCTAGTTCGCCATTTCCATATGTAAACAAATCAGAAAGTGTAAAATAATGGATATAGAAACTTTAGATACTGCATATCAAGGTGATAAAGACTTTTTCTGGTTATGCTTTAATGGACGTATACCCGACTATTGGATTAGCAAAGACAAGTATCAAGACTATAATAAATTTTTAGAACTATTTGATAATCCGCCTAAGTCGCATGTAGATTACGGTGGTGCAATTATACAATATAACGATGATGATTTTTCATATCCGTATAATGTAGACCAACAAGGAATATATTTAGAGTGGATTAAAAAATCTATAGAAAAGTTTCAATTTAAAAACGTAAAATTTAAGAAATGTTGGTGGCTAACATACCCTGAGAATACTTTCTCAGGATTGCACACACATGAAGATAGAGGACAACGCACAATGACATGTGTTATGTTCTTAAACACAATATCAGTAAGCACAGTAACACCATTAAATGGTAAATTAAAAGCAATTACTATGAATCCTGTTACAGGTGAACTAGTAAGTGATATGATAAAATGTATAGCAGGCGATGTAGTAGTTATGGACGGTAAAGTTTACCATGGAGTATATCCTACATTAGAAGAAAGAAAGGTATTTGTAGTTGACTTTACATACGATGTAGAAATTAACTAATGATAAGGTTCAGTTCTTGTCAGCAATCACTGGGATTGCAAATACATATAGTATATAAAGAAACATAAAAGGAAACAATATGACACAGTGGATTGGAGCAATCACAAGAGGACACAACGGCGGCGCCGTATTATTAAAAGATGGTGAAATTGTATTTTCAATCGAAGAAGAACGTCTAACTCGTAAAAAATATGACGGCGGACCACTTGCCTCAATGATTAAATTCCTTGATTATACAGATAAATTAGATTATCTTGTAGTAGCACATACACAACCATTAGCAGAGTCGAGCAGAATTGACTTTAGCGGTGGTGATATGTATACAGGACTAGCAAGGAAACTAGGATTAATTGATAGAAACGATAATGCTTACACAGCAGATGGCCAACACAATCATAGGCAAGTAATTGACCTAAGTCATATACATCATAAATTACATGCGGCATGTGCATTTTATCGTTCAGGATTTGAATCAGCAGTAAGTGTTATTGTTGATGGAGCAGGCACATTTATACCAATGAACATTAACATGGGTGTATTTAACGAAGAATATATGTCATGGGAATGTGAAAGTATCTTTAATTGTGCATATCCTGATAACTTTAAAACTTTATATAAGCACCAAGGAGGAAACGGACCTTTTCCGGGAACACGTATTCCATATATTCCATCAGACCGTGAAGGTGAAGAAGGATTTCACGAACTTGTACTAGATGATAGTGCAGGTATTGTTAAGGCATACGAAGCAGTAACACAATATTGTGGATTTCAACCTATTGAAGCAGGTAAAACTATGGGGCTTGCTCCATATGGTAAGAAAAATTTAAATATTCCTCCGATTTATACTGACGGCAATGGTGGTAAGTGGCGTACAAGTGATAGAAACATTGTTATTCCTACATATCCAAATGCGGCATTAGTAAATGAAGCAAAATACGAGTATTTAGAAACATCACAAGATACGATTAATAGTAATACTGACCTAACTACACAAGAAAATCGTAGAGACTTAGCATATGCAGTACAAGAAGGATCACAACAAGAAGTATTAAACCTTATTTTTAAAGCAGTTGAAATGTCCGGTAATAAAAACGTAGTACTAAGTGGCGGCTATGCACTTAACTGTGTTGCAAACTACTGGTACCTCGATAAATTAAACAAAGAAGGCATTAAGTTATACGTTGAACCTGTTAGTAATGATGCAGGTACAGCAATGGGTGCGGCTATGTTAGTATATCATCAAACTACAAAAGATAAAACTATACGTCCTTACGCAGAAACAATCTACGAAGGTTTTGAGTATACATATACTAATGAGCAAATTGAAGACACTGCAAACAAGTATGGTGCTACAATTACTGACGCTAATAAAGAATTAGTTGTAGAATTAATTAGAAACAAAAATATTGTTACTATGTTTCAAGGTAAAAGTGAAAACGGACCACGTGCATTAGGTAACAGAAGTATATTGTTTGACCCAACGTTCGAAGACGGCAAGGATTACGTAAACAAAGTAAAGCGTAGAGAGTATTTTAGACCCTTCGCTGGAACAATTATGTTAGAGCATGCACATGAATGGTTTGACATGCGTGGATTAGAACAAACACCACATATGATGTATGCAATGGATTGTCAAGAAGGTATTGCAGAAAAGATCCCAAGCATTATTCATGTTGATGGCACTTGTAGAATTCAAACTGTAACCAAAGAACAGAATAAACACTACTATGAGCTTATCGAAGAGTTCTATAAACAAACAAGTGTTCCAATTATTTTTAATACTAGTTTTAATTTAGGTGGTGAACCACTAGTTGAAACTCTAGATGATGCTGTACGTACACTTTATAATAGTGAGATGGAATATTGTTACCTACCTGAGTACGGCAAACTAATTGAAATGAAGAACTAATGCTGGTAAACTTATATTCAATTCCAGTATATAAGATAAAACTACCGGAGCATGAGCAAGTACAACAAGACTTTGCCGATATACTTGATAAAGAAGAGTATTTCAGTAAAGTACCTTCTTGGTACAGTCCTGTAGATACTACATATGGTAACCCTGATGCTTCAAACTTACCATTTAAAACATTTATTAGATCAGCAATTACTGGATTGAATGAGTATCTTGAAAACTTTAGTATAGACTTAACATTAGACTATAGGATTGAGTGTTGGCTTAACAAGTACAAGCCAGGATCGTATCAAGAAGTACATAACCATGTAGGAGTTGCACAAATTAGTTGTGCTTATATGATGCACACACCAAAAGACAGTGGTAACTTTGTATTCTATAACAAAGCCTACGACTTTTTCCATCAATCAGGCCTTCCTGCATTGTCGACACAACCATTTAGATACAATAACAGAGTAACCCCTCCGTTAGAAGAAGGTGATATTGTATTTTTTCCTAGTAACCTAGAACATTACGTATCTAACAATACTAGCGACCAAGTACGGTCAACAATTAGTGCTAACTTTGTACTATCGGAGAAACAAGATGATTAAAAACACAATTAACGAAGAAGAAACATTTGCTGTCAACGAAGACTACGACACAAGATTACACAAGTTTGGAAAAGCAGGTGTACATGTATTAGTAGTTGATAACTTTTATAAAAATCCACATTTAGTAAGACAACTTGCTTTAGATATTCCGGCATCTGTTAATAGACGTATTAGAGGAGGTAATCCTGCACTACGAATTAATGCATTTTACGAGCTATCAAGTTTAGCCCAACCATTCCATCACTTAGCATCGGAGTTTTTTCCGGAGATAATGTATCAATACGAACCAGGATATATGGATAGAAGTTTTATGAATGCAACATTTATGATTAATGTCATGCAAACTGATAATTTACCACCTCTTGCACCGCATCAAGACAATCGGTCAGGTATGAATCTTGCTAGTACAATTTATTTAAACAATGAAAATGAGTCTGCGGGTGGCACAAGTTTTTATGAATTTGGCGGCAAACACTTTTACACCGATGAAGTAGTAAACAATGACTTTAATGTTACTATGGATGTTGAAGGAAAAATTCCAGTAACAGAATATATTACTGATAGTTCGCATGATTGGGAAATGATTGGGATGATTCCAATGCAGTTTAATAGGATGGTATTATACAATCAGGCAGTATTACATACTGCATATGTTAAGCCAGACATGTTTGTAGGTGATAACTATAGAATGAATCAGCAGTTTTTTATATAGGAGAATAGCATGGATGATAATTTTGATGGAGTAGAAGTATATGATAACGTATATCCAATTGACTTTTGTAAACAAGTAATCAAAAGATTTGAAGAATTGTCTTCAATGCAGATGACTGCAATACAACAGCAAGGTATTGATAGAAATCAAGACGAACGTATATACATGGATTGGGCAAACCACAATAGTCATTACCATGCAGACGAAGATTTATGTAAATTTTTCTTTGAAACCTTAAACAAAACGTATTTAGAAAAGTATAAAAAGAAATATGAGAGCTTAGGATTATTATTTCAACATACAGCAAAAGGTATGAGTGTTCAAAAAACAAAACCGCACCAAGGATACCACGCTTGGCATTGCGAAAATGCAGATGTACCAACAAGCACACGGGTGTTAGCATACACATTATATTTAAATGGTGTCGAAGAAGGCGGCGAAACAGAATTTCTTTACCAAGGACATAAAATTAAACCAGCTCCTGGTAGATTGGCTATCTTTCCTACATCGTTTACGCATCCACATCGAGGCAATCCTATCTACAAAGGCGTTAAGTATATTATAAGCGGATGGTATACATTAGACCACTAGGAACAAAATGAAAATAGCAGTAGTAGGTGGTGGCACAGCAGGCTTTGTGTCAGCGTTAATATTAAAAACAAGTTTTCCAAACTTTAAAATTGATGTAGTTCGATCTACCAAGATTGGAACTATCGGTGTAGGTGAAGGTTCAACAGAACATTGGTCTGCCTTTATGGATTTTGTTGGTATTCATACAGGCGAACTTATTAATGAATGTGATGCTAGTTTTAAATCTGGTATTATGTTTGAAGACTGGTCTGAAAAACCATACTTACAAAGTGTTCATGAGCCATATGTTGCTGAACAACTAAGTGCACCAATTGCATATGCTAAGTTAATTGGTGAAAAAGTAGATGCTAGAGAACTAACAGGTGAATACCTGTGGAATAACGAAACACCATTTAATAAATTTATGGACGAACGTCCTAATGACACTGGCGTAGCACAATATCATTTTAATACTGCTAAATTAAATGACTTTCTAACTAAGTTTGCAATAGACAAAGGCATTGATGTTATTGATGATGAAATTATAGACGTAAATGTATTAGAAGGCAATACAATATCAACTTTACAAGGCGAAAAGCAAGTATATGACTATGACTTCTATATAGATTGCACAGGATTTAGACGTTTACTAATTAATGCAGTTGGTGCAGAGTGGCAAAGTTATAGTAAGTATCTTAAAATGAAAGAAGCTATTGTATTTCCTACACCCGAAGGAGATGAAATACCAATTTGGACACTTGCAAAAGCAATGGACGCTGGTTGGATGTTTCGTATACCTGTTCAAGGACGCACAGGTAATGGTTATATATTTGATAGTGATTTTATTACAGCTGAACAAGCACATACTGAAGTTGAAAAATATTTAGGACACGGTGTTGAAGTAGCAAAACATATTAAATTTGATCCAGGTACACTGGACAAAGCATGGATAGGTAATGTGTGTGCTATCGGACTAAGTCAAAGTTTTGTAGAACCATTAGAAGCAAGCAGTATTGGTAGTAGTATAAATCAAACATTTCTATTAGCACAACGTCTTATAAATTGTAATCAAGAAACAATTTATAGATACAATCTTGAAGTCACTGCTATTATGGATAATATTAGAGACTTTATTGCACTACATTATATTACTGATAGAAGAGATACACCCTTTTGGAAAGCAGTATCAGAAACACCTTTGCCAGATAGTTTAGATAAAAACTTACGTATGTGGAAATATAGAATGCCAATTGCTGACGACATGACTACACATACTAAAAAAGTTTTGTTTAACGAATACAATTATGCATTAGTAATGCATGGACTAGGATTATTCGATAATGATAGTATTTTAAAACAATACGAAACAATTCCACAAGGTGCAAAGGATCATGTTGAACAATCAATACAACATAAATTAGATTTTGATAAAACAAAAACTATTCCGCACAAATTAATGCTTCAATTGTTGCGGAGACTAACATGAGAGCGTTTGCCTTTGGCTGTAGCTTAACACAATATTTTTATCCTACATGGGCTGACATCCTAATACATCATTATAAACAAGAAGGCGCTACAGTTGGAGAGAACTGGGGACGTAGTGGTGCAGGTAATCAATATATTTCAACTCGGCTATGGGAAGCACATACTGAACATAAGTTTACTAAAGATGATATTATTTTATTACAGTGGTCTAGTTTTTTTAGAGAAGATAGATTCCATATGGGCAAGGGCTGGCACACTCCAGGTAACTTTAGTAAAGCAACAGTAGGACAAGATATTCCTTTTGTACTTAACAGTTGGCGTTACGAGTCTATGTGGCAATGGGCTGACATGGCCTGGGCTACAATGCGTGATTGTGCATTAATAAGCAGTACACATAAAGCATTAGAAAGTTTAGGATGTAAAGTTATATCAACAGGATTTAGAGAACCTACTGAAGGTTGGGACGAACTTAGCAAAGAATTTAATACTAAAAATAAGTATTTAGAATTAGAAGATGTAAGAGCTATATTAGAAAAGTATAAAGATGATATTAAAACTACATGTCCACCAATACTTAATGCACTAGACTTTGGAGTTGACGACGAGTTTTTTAAAACAAGACCAACTAGTATACCTGATCCTAATCCAGAACTTTTACATTTGCATCAGCCTGAAGTACATCCACTTACACATGAAGCGGCAGACTTTGTACAAGAACATATATGCAAATTAAATGACGAAACATTAACCTTTGTTGACAAATGGAAGCAAATACTAACAGCTGAAGAATCAATAAAACTTTACGAATTAGACTGGTTTAACTCTGAAATACATGGCTGGTCAGACGATAGATGGAGACCCTAAAATGAGTACCCCAGTAGTAGGACTAGATAGAGACGGAACAATAAATGTAGATATAGGTACATATGTAACAAAGCCTGAACAGTTTACACCTATTGAAGGCAGTTTAGAAGCAGTTAAGATGATACGTAACAAAGGTTATGATGTAGTTATTTTGACTAATCAAGCAGGCATAACAAAGGGTATAATGGATCCTGTAGACGTTGACATTGTTAACAATTATATGTTAGAACTACTTTGGAATGTAGGTTGTAGGAGTATCAACGGATTGTATTATAGCACATCTAACTTAAAAGAAGACGTATATGCTAAACCTAATACAGGTATGTTTAAGCGTGCCGCGGCAGAAATTGGCGTTGATTGGAAGAATGGTGTGTATGTAGGAGATAAAATTAGCGACTTAAAAGCCGCTGTAAAAGCCAAAGCAAAGCCTATATTAGTACGTACAGGGCATGGCGCTGAAACAGCTAAGAAGTTAAATACATTTGCTAACAAAGACCTTAAAAAACAAACAGAAATATTTGATAATCTAAATCAATTTGCTCATAGCCTAGTAGATTTAACATAAATTGTACTGTTACATATCTTTGTAAAACGATAAATACAATATGGAGCATGAACAATGAATAAACTTCTGACAAATCTTTTCAGTAAAGGTGCAAATAACACCATTCATCTGCCAGACAGATCGAGTTTTAGCTATAGAGGTAGCTGGATTGGGGTGCAATATAATACTGTTGTAGACTCATTTCATTTAGGTGAATACAGTAGTGCAGTGTATCAAATTACAGTAGAATTTGATTCAAACGAAAAAGAGATTATGCAATTATCAGTAGTTGCTAGACCAGATAGAGCTGTTGCAAATATATTCGGACGTTCAAGTATTAACCAAGAATTAGTAAATTTATCTGTCACAGTTGATGCAAGCATAGTAAAAATTAACGCTAGTCCAACGTCAAATATTTACGCTGGTGCGAAGTTAATCTTCCATGCAACATATGCAAAAACAATTCATCAGCTTACTCCTCCTGCGATAGTCGCAGATGTATCCAGTGTAGAGGAATCTGGGGTAAATACTTTTGATGCAACAACTACGTATTTCGATAATACAAACATAACATTTGATAAGGTGTAAGGAATGGCAAAATCAACAATTAACTTAGGTACAGCCGCAAACGACGGTACTGGTGATAATCTTAGAGCAGGTGCTACTAAGGTTAATGCTAACGTCGACGAGCTGTATAACGCTTTAGGCGACGGAACAAATATTAAAGACATCGTCAACTCAAACTTGGAACTTGATATTCCAAACGATGATAACAAAATTAACAAAGTAGCATTTCATGCCGCAACATTAAACCAAATGAACGCAATTAGCACAAGCACATATCACGGTGCAATGCTACATGTTCATGAAGGTGGTTCAGTATATGTTGCACACGCAGGTGCATGGCACAAAATGCTTTTAGATGCAAGTGCAGGAGCCATTACAAATTACACAGATCCTTTAAAGTCAGTTGCATACGTAGGAAACTTAAACAGTTTATCAGATGTTGATACTGTATCACAAGCACCACAAGCTGGTAACGTTCTTAAATGGGACGGAGGCAAGTGGGCACCTGGAGTTGACGTATCATCAGGCGGAGCGGCAGTTGATGCTGGAACACTTGACGGATTTGATAGTTCATACTTTACAAACTATAATAACTTAAACAACAAGCCAACCATTCCTAGCTCGTTGACTGATTTAAGTATTGTAGATGGATCAAGTGGACAAGTATTAGCGGCAAATGGCAACGGAACATTTGGATTTATTACACCAGCGGCAAGTGGTTTACAGAACATTTATCAAACAGTTGATGCTGACACAGGAACAACAACTGCAAACTCAACAACAGATACATTAACACTTGCAGGTGGTACAAACATTACAACTAGTATTGTTGGAGACACTGTAACAATTAACTACAGTGGTGATGCATTAAGTGGTGAAGCTAACCAGAACGCATTCAGTAACGTACAAGCAGATACTGGACTAGCAGAAGCTGATAGTAAAACTGATACACTAACTATTGCAGGTGGTACAAACATTACTACATCAGTAACAGGAGACACTGTTACTATTAATGGTACAGTTCCAACATTTGCAAGTTTATCTGATACAGATTTAACAGGTATAACTACAGGAAGTGTACTAGTATACAACGGAACTAATTGGGTACGCAGTCCACAGACATTTGATCAAACTGCATATCCTGCAATGACAATGTTAGAAGTAACAGCAGATAGTAATAACGGATACAAGTTTAGCCAATATGGTAATACAGAAGATCCTACAATCTATGCATTAGCTGGAGCAACTATTGCATTTAAAATTAATAGTGGAGCAAACCATCCATTCCAAATTGAAACAAGTGGTGGATCAGCATATGATAACGGACTTGTTCATGTTGCATTAGATGGCACACAAACAACAGGATCATCTGCACAAGGCAAAACAAGTGGAACATTATATTGGCAAGTTCCTGCAAATATTAGTGGTAACTATGCTTATGTTTGTACGGTACACAGTTCAATGGCAGGTACTATTGTAGTTAAACAGTTAAGTGCAATATAAGGAAATAGAAATAAATGGCAACAGTAATTAACGATAAGTTTCAAGCACAACACGGTTTTGAGAGTCCTAATTTTTCAGTAGACGGAACTGGTAAATTAACTACTCCTATAATTGATGTACAAAGTATTTTGCTTAATGGAACTCCTTTTGTTGCTTACGTTCCACCAGAAGACGATGGCGGCGATGATACCGGCACACAAGTATCAAATAGTTTTGAAAGTCTTGCTGTAACAGGCGGAATTTTCAAAGTTAACTATTTAGGTAATACAGCATTGTCAGTAGTTAACGGCAGACTAACAATAAACAGTATTGGTGCTATCCCAGGTAGTATTGACAATGTAGAAATTGGATATAATACTCCATCACAGATTAGAGTACATACAATTGATATGGCGGCTAATCCAGATAGTACAGCATCGACTATAAATATGAATGGTGCATCAGTAAAAGGCGATGTAAATATCGCAAACAACGTGGTACTAACTAATCAGCCTACTGTAGGCACCCACGCAACAAGTAAAAGTTATGTAGACGCAACGGCAACTGCCCTTGCTGTAGCATTTGGAGCATAGAGAATGGCTAAGAAAAAGATTTATAATTACAAGTTTTACCCAGGAATTGGATTAAACGACAATACATATCCAAATGCATGGGCATTACTTACCCTAAACAAAGACTTTATACAAAAAGAAGTAGCGGCATGGATTTTACAACAAGTAAACGATAACGCAACAGGGTTTGTAGGTTATACTTATAGCGAATCAAAATGCGAAAGAGATACAGGTTATAACATTGACGCATGGGCACACGACTTAAGATACACAGGTAACGAAGAAACAACAAGAATTTCAAAAACATATTGGGAACAAGATGTTGCACAAGTTGACGGCGACAGACAAGCAGAAATAAAAGCAAAAGAATTTACACGCGACTTAATTGTTAATCACGTATTCAATAACAGTCCACAGTCAACACCATACCAAGGAAATGTTGCACAAGTAACAAATAGTACTAACGCTGAAAATGCGGCAGGTACAGTAATACAAACACTTTCGGGTATTGTTATTGACGTATTAACAACTGGTACAAGTGCATTACCAACATTTGTGCGTAAAGGCCTAGGACATGTTAGATTCCAAGGTAACTATGACGCTAGTGATTTATTAATTGTAACTAACACAACTAAAACAGAAGTTATCTACAACTTTACAGATGCACTTAAAGGTGGTAAAGTAACAAGAGTAGATGATGTTACACCAAGAGATTCAAGCGGATATGTACCTAAGTATGACAGTACATCATCAAATGAAAATGCAGATGCTGACTTTCCTAAGTACTTACAAACAACAGACGCTGTTACAATATTAGATTTAACACATAATACATCAGCACATTCAGAAACAGACGAATTACAAATCTTTATTGATTCACCAGAGCAAATAACAAGACCATATGACTTTGGATCAGACGCTATTGAACGTATGCGTATTGCTCCTCCGTTAAGTATGCTTGACGCTGACTTTGAATACGGCTTACAGCCAACTAAATGGTCGGCTATTGGAATGATGCGTGGTTATCCAAGTGTATACGAATTGCCAGGTACTGATACACAAGTACTAAGTGTTGTTACAGATGCTTCAGCAGGTACAGCAGGAATTGGTGCTTCAAAAATTACAGTTACAACAATTGGTGCACACGGCTTTGAAGCTGGTACTCCGATTACAATTAAAGCACTAGAAGATAGTGTAGGCGGCGCGGCAAGATCAGAAGGTTCTTTTATTATTGATGCTATTCCAACTACAACAACATTTACATACTACGCTAAAGCAAAAGTTGGTACAACAAACGGTGAAGTACTTTCAACATCTTACACACAGTTACGTAAAGGTGCGTTCTATACTGGTGCAAGTGTTGGACAGCCATTGTTTACAGTTTTTAGTAATGGTACAAATGGTACTATGACGCTAAGTTTAGCGGCACAAGTTAGCGAAAACAGATTAGCATTTACAGGCGATGTACCAGAAGTTGGTGCTCCAATTGCTAACGCGGCATTTCCAACAGGAACACAGGTTACAGCGATTGCAAGTACACCAGGTGGAACAGCGTTACCACTAAATTTAACACAAGATATTAATATTGGAAATACAGATATTGAAGTTTCAAGTACAACAGGTATTGTTGTAGGACTAGCGGCTGATAACGGTAGTGGAGATGCTATTTTTGTTAACAACATTGCAGGAACTACAATTAGTATGAGTGGTGCATTTACAAGTGCAATTACAAGAAACACAGAAACATATACAGGTGTTACAGGAGCAATTACAGCACCAGCAGGTACAAACGCACAATTTACAATTTCAAGAACTGGCACAGCATATGCAGTAGACGCAATTAGCCAAGCAGGATCAGGATATAAAGCAGGCGACAGACTATTAGTCACAGGTGATAACTTAGGCGGAACTACACCTGCACATGATGCAACAATATTAGTTACAGCAGTTGGTGGAACAGGAAATGTTACAACAGCAACAGTAAGTGGAACTGCACTAAGTGGAACTATTACATACACAGGTCCAGCAAATACACTAACACAAAATGGTGGTACAGTTGGAACAACTAACTTTGATGTTAATTATGCTGGCGGCGGATTTACCACAGTAGATGCTAACTCTCCAAACGACACAACAGGATATGCAATTGGCGATAGATTAAGAATTACAGGTTCACAGTTATTGGGTGGAGTTGGTCAAGACGGTAACCAAAATGCTAGTGGTAATGACTTTGTTGCAAGAGTTACAAGTGTTGGCGCAGGTGGTAGTATTACTGCATTAGTACCAGATAACGGCGGTTGGAGTATTGGTACACCTCCAAGTCAAACAAGAAGTTATAGCTTTGGTGGATCGAACCTAGCATTTACAGGCGGATCAGGATCAGCATTTGAATTTGGCATTAACGTAAACGACACTACTTATAGTATTCAATATACAGGCGTACCAGGTACAGGATATACAACAGCAGATACTTTAGTTTGTGCAGGTACTTTATTAGGCGGAGCAAGTCCTGCCAACGATGTATACTTGAGAGTTGTTTCAACAGACGGTGTAGGCGGAATTACTGATGTAAGACTAGAAGGATCAGATGAGTCATCTGTTCCAGTAGCACTTAATGCTGGTGTGTTTGAAGGTAAAACTTTAACAGACTTAGTTGGTTCAGGCGCAACATTTGATATTTCAAATGACGGTACTAACTACACTGTAGCAGTTACAGCAAATGGTACAAACTATCACACTGGTCAAACTTATGTAGTAGCAGGTAATTTAATTGGAGGATCAACTCCAGCTAATGATTGTACTATTACAATTGATAGTGTAAACGGTACAACAGGTGCTATTGCAACAGCAAGTGCTTCAGGTAGTGCTCCAGCATTACCAACAGTGTTTACAGGGCAAGCAGGAGTTAACCAAGCACACGCAGGCACAAGTGGAACATTTAATGTAACTAGAACATCAGGTACATATAGTGTTGCTATTAATGCAAGTGGTAGCGGATATGAAGTTGGTAACGTAATTACTATTCCAGGTAACACACTAGGAGGCGCAACTCCAGCACAAGATGCAACAGTTACAGTAACAGGAAAAGATGGAAGCGGCGGATTAAGCACAGCAACTATCACAGGTTCAGCAGTAGCAGGCGGTGGACTAAGTTTAGTTAACGGTGTTACACTAACAGATTTTACAACAACTACAATTGATGCCGCAACAAGTGTTAATTTTGAAGCGTTATCGACTATTGAAATTACATGGCCTTATGCACACGGAATTGTACCAGGTGATACATTTGTTGTTGATGTTAACTCAGATGATGGGGGATCAAACAATCACGCACTAGCGGCAGGATCGTTTATTGCAATTAATGTTCCTACAAGTAAAAAGATTAGATACAATACAAGAGCTCCAGGTTCTGTTAGTGAATTTGACGGTACGTCAACAGAAGATAGAATCCAAGGTAACGTATACTTGCGTCCAGATTCATTCTTTATTCATAGACCATATGATGGTGGTGTGCAGTTAGGAACAGGCGGACCACAACACGGTGCTCAAGCAATTAGACAAAGTAAAAAATATATTAGATACCAGTCAGGTAAAGGTATTATGTACACAACTGGTGCTCTATTTGCTCCAAGTTACGACATAAGGACTATTACAGCAGATGGTACAGGTATTGGAGCAATCCTTACTATTGTAACAGATGACAATGATCACGGCGCACAAGTTGGTGGTAAGATTAGACTTATTGGAGTTGAATCAGCAGGTTATAACGGTGAATATACTGTTACACAAATCATTGATGAAAGAACATTAAAATGTTTATCAACACGTAGACTAGCTACAACAAATGCTGTACTAGGTTTTGCGGCACAGTTGACAGTCGTTGGTTGGCATGGAGCAACAGTACGCTCAGGTATCTTTGATGATCAAAACGGAATTTATTGGGAGTTTGATGGCTCTAACATTAGTGTTGCACAACGTACAAGTACAAAGCAAATTGCAGGTACTGCACAAGTTACAGTTGACTCAAACTTAATTATAGGTAATAACACAAGATTTAGAGATCAGTTAAGAGCTGGTGATAGAATTGTTATTAAAGGAATGACACATGTTGTTGCAAACGTTGATTCACAAACACAAATAACAGTAACACCAGACTACAGAGGTGTTAACAATGTTGCATCATGTAAAGTAAACTTAATTACAGACAAGAAAGTACTACAAGAAGAGTGGAACTTAGATAGAATGGACGGTACTGGTAAGAGTGGATACAATATGGATGTTAGATACATGCAGATGATTGGTATTCAGTACAGTTGGTATGGTGCTGGTTTTATTGACTGGATGGCACGTGGTGCTGATGGTAACTTTGTATTCTGTCACAGAATGCGTAACTCAAACGTAAACACAGAAGCGTTTATGCGTTCAGGTAACTTGCCTGTGCGTTACGAAGTTACAAATGAAGGAGCATTTAGTTCACTTGCTACAGATATTACTGCGGATCAAACATTTATACCGGTTATAGAATCTAAATTCTTCCCAGACAGTGGTACAGTATATATTGATAACGAAATTATTAGTTACACAACTATTGATCATACACTAAAAAGATTAACAAACTGTACTAGAGGAACTACACTACAAAACTTCCAAGCTGGTGCTACTAGACAGTACAACGCAGGTCCGGCAAGTGGACACGCACAACGTACTGGTGTTATTTTAATTAGTAATAGTATTACACCACTTATATCACACTGGGGTTCAGCGTTTATTACAGACGGTGGATTTGATGAAGATAGAGGTTACATTTTCTCATACACAGAAACAGGTCTAAGCATTAGTACAACAAGACAAACAGCGTTTTTATTAAGACTAGCACCGAGTGTTAGTAATGCTATTGTTGGAGACTTAGGTGATAGAGAACTATTAAACAGAGCTCAGTTGCTTATGCAAGGTTTAGAGATTACATCAGATGGACAAAATCCAACAGATGATTCAAAGATTTACGGCGGTATTGTTGTTGAAGGTATTTTGAATCCACAGAACTATCCACTCAACCCAGGAGACATTGGTTGGACTGGATTGTCAGGATTAGCACAAGGTGGACAGCCAAGTTTTGCACAGGTTGCATCAGGTGGTTCTGTTAACTGGAACAGTGGTGATACAGCGACATATAGTACAGCGGCAGTTATGGCTCAGGTTACAACAACGGCACAATTAATGCCATGGTGGTCATTTAGAACAAATAGAAGTTACGCATATTTTGATGCAACCAGTTGGGAATCTTCTAACTTATCAGTTGGTGATCAGGTTAACGCAGATGGCGGAGGAAACGAATACTTCCCACAAGGTACTACAATTCAACAGATTGTTGACCAAAGTATTTACGGAAGATATCTAGTTTACTTCTCAGGTAACTCAAATTCAAATTCAAGTAACGGCGCAACGCAGACATTCCAAAAAGGTGGAGACTTATCTAATTCAAACTTTGCATTCTTCCTTAAAGGAGTTTGGGACGCGGCTGGTGCAAGATCAGGTACTGAAATTGGTGATGCAGGTGGAGCTCCAACTAACCAAAGTGATATTACTATGCCATCATCAAGTTAT